GCAAGCAAAAACAGGAGGATGAGAGATGGAAGCGATCAGGAAAATGGCAGACGGACGGACCGAGGTGCTCGTAGACGATGTTGGCGCAGGCCGCATCTGGTGCACGCTCAGCGCCGTAACACCAGACAGGCTGGTCGTTTACGGCGAGGACCACGACAGGCGCAACGGGTTGCAGCTCGACCCTGACAACGAGCCGCTGTCTACCGTAGCGGCAGAGTCGCTGGAGGCCATCAACGCGATGTTTGGCGACGCGACATGGCAAGCTGACGTTTGACCTACCCGGGCCCGCGTCGGCGGGCCCTATTACGCTTGGAGGCAGAACAATGACGACTCACCCTGTCGCACCACGGCGCAAGATCGATGGCAACGAGCTACGGGCGATACTCGCAGAACACATGCGGTGGTGGGAGAGCAACGGGCGTGCTGGCGCTCTGGCAGACTTGAGATACACTGACCTTAGCGGCACCGACATGCGTGACGCCGACCTGCGCAATGCCCGCATGCGCGAAGCGGACCTGAGTGGCGCGTGGCTGAGCGACGCTGATATGACAGGCGCTGATATGAGCGGCGCGATCCTCGACGGCACGGACCTGGGCTACGCTGATATGACAGGCGCGGACCTGAGCGACGCGTGGCTGAGCGGCGCGACCCTCGACGGCACGGACTTGAGCGACGCCATCCTGAGGGGCGCGGACCTGAGCTACGCTGATATGACAGGCGCTGATATGCGCAACGCTGACATACGCGACGCTGACATACGCGGCGTTGACCTGCGAGGCGCGGACCTGCGAGGCGCGGACATCAGCTGCGCGTCGCTTGGCGACTCGTGCCTGCACTACGCCGACCTGCGCGGTGCTGATATGCAATACACCGACCTGCGAGACACCGACCTGCGAGGCGCTAACCTGCGAGGCGCGGACCTGCGCTACGCCAACCTGCGAGGCGCCGACCTGCGCTACACAGACCTGCGCGGCACGGACCTACACCGCGCGGACATGCGCGGAGCGGACCTGAGCGACGCGATCATTGACGGTTGACCCTCACCATACGCCGGGCGACAGCCACGGAAGGAGACCGACCAATGTATCTCGAACACCTGACAACCGACCTCACGCCACAGTGGTACGTGCGCGTAGAGACCACTGACGGTTACGTGCACACTATCGCTGTTCAGCCGCCGTCAGACGGGGATGCCGAACAGCCACACGTCGTGACAGACACCGATGTAGACACCGGGTACACGACCGTACTGAGCGTGCACGACAGCCACCAGGCTGCCGTTGATAGGGCCAACCAAGCACTCGCTCGTTTCCACGGCGTCTACGCTCTCACGTACGTAAGCGTGCCCAACGACGACAATGTGCTTATCGACTGGTCACATATCATTGCCCTCGACGAGCCCGCACCCCTCTATCTACACTACGACGACCAGCCCGATCCGCAGCCCGCGTATCTGGAGATCGATGACGACGGGATCATCCTGGCCGGGCCGGACCGCGAGACCGGCGCCGCGACACCAACGGATGTCTGGAGCGGGTACACGCAGACCTATGTCGTCGCGCCCAACCTTACAGCCGACGCGGTGCGCCAGCTGGTGGCGGACAATTGGCCCCTCATTGTTCGGGTGCGGCTCGGGATGGGGGGCGGCTCGCTCACCGATGACGCCGCTGATGCGAGCGCGAAACTGCGTAGGGCCATTTCCCCCACCTGACGAGCGCCCACCATTTTCTCGAAGAAACATCACCCCGAACCCTTGACGGTCACCAGCTACGGTGGTACCTTCTCTCATGCAAGCGATGACGGACACAGCACAACGGAGGACAGCATGAGCACACGAGAGAGCGAGATCACACTGCTGACAGATGAGGCAATGCAGGGCCTCATCGAGAGCTACGACCACGTCAACAAGCCGGTTGGCGAGTGGCCCGAACACGACATCGTCGCCGAAACTGAGTACGGGCTCTATGGCTACGTTTGGCTCGCGAGCGACGTGTATCTCGCGTTTGCCCGCACAGAGTTTCGCGGGCGGTGGGTTGTTGACCCGGGGTGGATCCACCACGGCTCCGAAATCGAGCTGGCCGAAGAACTGTACGACCTTGCCGAGCAGGACCTGCGGGAGGGAGATTGGCGGCCCGAGGGACACATGCCCGAGGTCGAGTCGCGATACATGCATGCATGATCTAGGAGGTAGCGATATGATGTACGATATCTACAGGGGCGACACATGCGTCGCCCCTCGTCACGACTACGAGCTCGCACGCGCCGCCCTTAAGGACATTGTGACAACGCAGGTATTCAAGGGGCAACACGCTGTTGGCAACAAGAGTTCGATCTACATAACCTCGCCAAGCGATGCCATAATAGCAATAACTGTTGCGCGAAGTGGTGACACTAAGCGCATACCCCTAGATGTGTTCAGGTATGACAAGCCGAGTAACTCGCGTCGCGAAAAGTTCGAGCTACTTGAGAACGCTACAGAAATAGCATCATTTTGGGATGCGGACAGCGCGCTTGATGCACTCGGCGACGTTATCATGCGAGCGGTAGTGCGCCGCTGCGAAGTAGCGCCGGTGTTGCTACTCTCAGGGTATTTCATCTTGGTTGATGACATGGACGGCTCGACGAAGTACAAGATACGCGAGCGGGCGGAGACTCCGCACGCATGCATCGACCAACCGACAAAGGAGAAAAACAATGGCTAACACATCACCGCGAGTGCGCACCAACAGGACGACGATTCATGTCGAACCGTCGGAACGAGAGGCGTGGGATGAGCTCGCGGCACGACACGGCACTACGCTCGGTAGATTGGTCAGCGCGTGGATACGTGAGGCGGCGGAGGGGGAGGGGATCCACGTCAAGCCAGCTGGGACGGAGGCATGAAAAACGGCGGGGCACTGACGGCTTGGAACCGCAGCGCCCCGCCCCACACAAGGAGGATCACTTTGAATATACGGCATCACATACAGTCTGTCAACCCCGGTCGAGGATGATATGGAAACTATCACTCTACAATCATCCGACCTACAGTCTGGGATAATTGCACAGGTAGGAATCGGTCCGATGATGTGCTACCTGTTGCTCGCATCTTACGCCAACGAAGACGGCGTGGCTTCACCAGGAGTTAGCAAACTGATGAGTGTGCTCGGGATAAGGGACAGGAAAACTGTTATCAGGCACCTCAATACACTCGAAAATGAACGATTGGTTGAGCGCGTTTCCGTGCAGGGAATCAGGAATACTTGCTATGCAATCATAGGCGACATGTGGAAAAATGCCACTCGTGTGGAAAAATGCCACTCATGTGGAAAAATGCCACTTCTAAAGTGGGAAAATGCCACTTCTAAAGTGGGAAAATGCCACATGAAGCCGCCGTTGGTTGATCCTGGTTTTCCCCCCTCATACTCCCCCCTTTCCTTATCTGTCTCTTATGTGTACTCAGAAAAAGAGAAGAGTGCTCATCACGACAGCGCTTCGCGCAATCGTGACATCTCTCTACCAGAGCCAAGGCCCAAAGAGGAGGAAGAACCAGATCGAGACACGGAAAAGAAACCCGCACCGCAAGGCACATCACAGAATCGCACTAGAAGCCGAAAGAGCACGCAGGAAGCGAAGGAAGCACCAAATAAGGGTATGGACACTAGTCGGCACGTTGCCGCCCCTTCAGCGGCTTCTAACAAGCGCGCGTCGTCCAAGCGCAAGTACGAGCCGATAGACGTTGAGCTTGTCAACAGGTTCGAGTCCAAATTACAGGCACTTTACCCGGAGTGGAAACTCGCTGGAGATCGCGAGATGCACTACGATGTGATGCGCAAACTTCGCACGCTGGGCGGCCCCAACATCGGCGGCAAGCAATCGGCAGAGAGTATACGTTCGGTTATTGACTGGCTTGGCGCGAACGAAGACCGTGACGCACAATTCTGGTGGCCAAGTAACATACAGTCAATTGCGAAGTTCAGGAAGCAGTTTTCCAGGCTGTTGCCGCAAATGAAGCTGGCGACCGGCGGGAGGAGTATTGACAACGGAAAAGGAACAGACCAGAAACGCAAGGAGAGGGCTGAACGCTCACAGTTCAAAATGTGGGGCACGGAGTAATAACCATGAGCAAAGACCGCATCATGCCGTCAGCTGTCGAGATCGAGAAGCAGGTCATCGGCGCGATGATGATAAACAATGAGGCAATCCTGCGCGCTCAAAGCGTTTTGCACGATAGTAGCGCGTTGTACTCGCTAAAGCATCGGTATATTTACGAAGCAATCATACATTTGTGGGAGTCAGGCGTACCGGTAGATGTCGCTATCCTGTCCGAGCACCTTGAAACGTCGGGAACGCTTGAGGACGCTGGAGGATACGAGTATCTGGTAGACCTCGCGGCGCTGGTTGGCACAACGGCAAACGCCGAACATCATGCACTGATAGTTATGGAGCGAGCGCTGAGGCGTATGCTGATAACTATCATGCGCGGAACCATCGAGGAGCTATACGATTCGGACGATAACGTTTCGGAGATTGCCGGACGGTTCGAGTCGCAGTGGATGGAAACCCGCCGCCAAGCGAACAGGAAACGAACGGTATACACGCTTGGTGAACTCATGAATCAGGATATCAAGCGGTTGCAAAAAGGGAATCCGGTCCGAGTGCACGCCACAACCAACTTCCCGGAGCTCAGCCCGGACCCGCAACGCCTGACGCCTGTTGACGAGATGCTCGGGGGCGGCTGGACCGCCGGGGAGCTGCACATGATCGCCTCACTGCCTTCATGTGGCAAAACCTCGATGATGGTTCAGATGGCGTACACGTCGGCGCTTACTGGCACTAGAGTCGGCATAATCGTGCTCGAAGGCCAGCGCGACGTAATACCAGGTATCGCAGCCGCACAACTAGCTGGTATCAGCAGGAGTAAGTACGACAACGGAGGGTTGTCAGAAGAAGAACTTGACAACCTAAAGCATTGGCAGGAGGAGGTTGCTTCGCTGCCGGTGTGGGTTGATGATATGGCTGACGCCCGACCGGCGAAGCGACAGGACGTTGCACTAAGAGTCAAGACGCTTGTGTGGGAGCATCAGTGTGACGTTGTGTTTATCGACCACTTGACAAAGATACAATACAACCCAGCGAACGAAGTGTCTGAGATAGGCAACATTGTGTCCATGCTGCACGACGCCTCAGTGAGCGACGGCGTCGCCGTGGTGCTTCTTCATCACCTCGGTACGGCGTACGAGGATGCACAGCGGAAAGAAGGGCATCCGATACCGCCGGGGATGCACCACTTTTCCGTTTCTCCGCAAGCAATCAGCCGTTACGTTAGCGGCATGTATGCGCTTATCAACCCAACAGCTGGCACGGGCCGCCCAGCGTCGTTTCAGGACGCGGACGATCCAACGCTCGACTGGTCAAGTCCAGTGCCACGCGCCGAACTGATAAGCTATAAATCAAAGGTGCACGACTCTGGATACAGAATACCACTAGCGTGGAACGGAAAGCAGCAGAAGTTTTCGTCATACAGCAAGGCGACAGTGTCTGTTGAATATGACGACGACCCATACATCGAGACGGCGTTTTGATACACAGCGGGGGGTAATGTTGGAGAAAGCGGGTATTTCGCCTTGACGTGGAAGCGCAGTATGGTATATTATAATATGCAGTCTGATGGAAGTACTATAACAAAGAGGTATGCATGACAAATGACATGCGCACGGCAGCTCTCCGCGAGGCGCTGGGAATAGATGACCTTGCGGAGAGAGTCGAAGCGCTTGAGCAAGATCGTCATGACGAGTGGTTTACCCCGGATCAGGCGTGTGAGTATCTACAGATCGGTCGCGAAGCGCTGCGAAATCGCGTAAGAGCGGGGAGTATTTCGGCTCATGGCGATACGCGGAAGATGGTCAGATACCGCAAGAGCGACCTCGACAAACTGATGACAGGGAGTTGACATGAGCGGCGAACTGGAAGTGAATGCAGTTATTGTCAATGGCGGCATGATGCCGTCATACAAGACCGACGGCGCGGCTGCAATGGATTTGCACGCACGCACTGGCGGTGCCGATAAAACCATTGGTATACCTCCCGGCAAGACTCAGAAGATACCTGCTGGAATCAGAGTTGCAATACCAGATGGTTATGCCGGAGAAATACGGCCTCGGTCAGGGATGTCTATGCGTGATCGCGTGGTAGCGATACTGGGGACTATCGACAGCGACTATCGGGGCGAAATCGGCGTAATACTGCACAACGCTGGCGACGTGACGTATCAGGTGCATGACGGCGACAGGATAGCGCAGATGATGATTGTGCCTGTTATCAAAACACGCTTGACTAAGTGTTGCGAGATCGACAACACGAGCCGCGGTGATAGCGGCTTTGGAAGCACGGGGAGGTAACAACTGTTTGACCATACTGTTACAAATCACAGGAGGGACCACATGGAAAGGCTTATTGGAAGAAAGGTCTACGCGCCTGGCGAAAAGGTATCCAGGGCGGACCACTACGCGCAAAACGCTGGCGATGCGACGAAGGAGTTGATACACGCCGCCGGGTATCGCGACACGGGAATACCGAGTAGCTACGATAGACTCGGACCGTTTGCTGTGGTAAAAGCGCACGGACAGATAGACGGCGACATGGAGGTCTTGGACGAAGATTACTGTTTGTCGTCTCATCCGTCCATGAGACACGAACTGTTTGACCATTGGAAGCTATACTACCGCAAGGCGGACAAGTCATACATGCTAGTTACCGAGCCATATGTGAGCAACTCGCCGAGTCTGCTGCACTTAGTGAGCACCATGCATGAGTGGTGTTTTCTTCGAGGTGTTTCATGCAGATTCGCGCTATTTACCGCTATGCATAATCCCGGAGGGTGCGTGCACATCCAGATACATGGCAACGGTGTCCCGTTGTTTTTGGACTGACGACGTTACAGCGAAAACATGGAGGGAAGCGAAATGGCGCACCTGAACAAAGTGATGCTTATCGGCAACCTTGGCAAAGACCCCGAGCTTCACACGCTACAGTCCGGCACGTCGCTATGCAGGTTCAGCCTTGCAACGTCTCGTAAATACAGAGACCGCGACAACAACCAGCAGACAGAAACAGAATGGCACAATGTAGTGTGCTGGGGCAAGACCGCAGAGGTGGCGCACAAGTATCTCTACAAGGGCAGCCCCGTTTATGTCGAGGGCAGGCTTGGCACGCGCACGTATGACGACAGAGACGGTAACCAGCGCAAAGCCACAGAGATTACGTGTGAGACTGTGCAATTTCTCGGGGACGGTAGATCAACAGGAAGTGAAGACCGTGACAACCGGCGCGAAAGGCCGCCCTCGAAGAGCAAAGAACAACCGCACACAAACAGGAACGAAGATGACGACGACGCAAGCGATCTGCCGTTCTGAGCATGATAACATGACGTTTGATGTTGTGGATGTTTCGGACAATCCCCAAAATGGATTAGTTGCAGTTGCACACAGTGTAGCAGAGTTGCGAAGTGTTATCGCGTCTTTGGTTAGCAACGAGCGCCGCATGGGCAAATACGTCGTCGGTTTCACTTCGCCACGCGAAGGACACTTGTCGGCAATCGAGGTGTGGTCAGTAGATAAGACATGGACGGAAATGTTTCTCGTTGTAATAAACTCGACAGGCGGTAAAACCTGGCTACCGATTTCATGGATAAAGGAAACAACATGAGCGAATGGATTTACACGCTGCTTTATGCAGCTGGAGCGGTAGCGGTCGGAATGGTTTTTGTGATTGGTGCCCTCGAAGCGCTGTGGTTGGTGTTCGCGTGGCTGGAAATGCGGAGGAAAGACGATGACTAAGCTGTTTGTCGCGAATTACAAGGACAGGGCAACACAAATGAAAGATGACTCACAAAGAGAGCATGTCCATCGGTATACCCAGCAGTTTCTTGACGACATACTGTGTTGCGATGGCGTTACCACAGGAACCGTCTTCGACGAAGCGTGGGTTTACTCGATGGAGTTGTGCGACGATGAAAATGAACTTACGCTCAGATTGTCGGCCACAATAGAGCGTAAGTGCGACGACCTGGACGAGCTCGATGACGACATGGTCGAGGCGTCTCGCAAATGCTCGCAAGGCAACGCCTCGCAGTTTGTCAAGCTGCCCAAGTCATGTGAAGAGTGCATAGCAATACGTTATCACGGCGATGACCACGTGATGTGCGCTTTGTCAGGCGCGAAAATATACGATGAGTCAATAGTTATGACATCGTGTTTACTGCGCGCTAAGGGCCTGACTAGGGAGGACGCGTGAAAATAATCGGCATCGATCCCGGGACCATACATATGGGCTACGCTGTGCTCATATCGTCAATCGACAAGGGCCTCGACGTTCCGAATGTCGGGGTCTTGTCGGAGCCGCAGGGGCGTCATAGACACGAGCGACTTTACGGTCTGTTCGTGAAGCTGCGAAGAATCATAAAGGCCGAACAGCCGGACATAGTAGCCGTTGAGTCTGGATACGTTGGCAAGGCAAACAAAAAGACAAGTATTGCCATTGGAGAGGCGAAAGCAATAGCTGAAATACTGGCAGCGGAGTTCGATGCGGCACTTGTCGAAATAGCGCCGAAAGAAGCAAAGCTCGCTGTGTGTGGGCGCGGAAACGCAACCAAGGAAAGCGTGCGCACGGCGCTGACGCTCTGGGTAGATATCGAAAACGCCGACCACATCGACCACATCGACCTGAACGCGAGCGATGCGCTGGCAGTTGCGATAACGGCAAGCGGCAAAGACTACTGCGTAGAGATGACAAAGAGGGGACACTGACACATGGTCAAAGAAACTGTGTTCATACTGTTTACGATGCTTACGACTGGCATACTGGCAGGCATGTACATAACCGAAGCGGCAAAAGGAAAAGAAACAGGAGATTATGCGTTATTGTTCGTGATCGGAATAGCGCTCGCTGTTATAGCTGTAGGTAGCGCGTTCGACGCGGCAGACGTTATCCGTGTGATGATAACTGGTAGCCCTTGACGCTGGTTGGTTATTTCCGTATACTGCGAAACAGGATTACCAGCACTAAACAAAGACGAGGCTTCTGTGCCGATAGTTGATTCAATAATCAACGACAACGACCCAGCAGATGGCATAACGTTCAGCAAAACGACTCTGAATGAGATGGGACGAGACGCCAGATTGAGGCGTCTGTGCGCATGGTGGTTGGGCAACGACACGCATCGGTTGGCTATGTTGGGCTATTTGGCGCAGCTCGGGCGGCGTAGCGACGAAGCTGAGTGGTGGTGCGAAATCAACAGAAATTGCAACAGAGTTGACATGCTGAACGAAGCGGAACGCGAGAACCTGCTCGACACGCTGAACGGTCTTTATGCGTTGTTCAAGGAGAAAGAATGATCGGGTTGTTTGTTTACATAACGGCTATATTCGCCGCTGTAATAATCGGGTGCGTGGCTACGGCGACCGTTGTTGACTGGCTGTCTCCGTCGCTGTTTAATCGCTTCCGCAAGGTCCAGAGCGAAGAAGCCGTTGCGCGTATTGAGAAGGCGGCTTCGAGGGCGGCGACCAGCGCCGGAATCTACCTGCTCGCGTCGTATCTGGTAGTGCTGGCGGTTATAGCCGAGAAGGTACTCAACTGATGGGCAGAAAGCCCAAGATAAAAGAAAAGCGCGACAAGATTATCCAACTGTTGCGAGAGGGGAACACGCAGCAAACTGCCGCTGAAGCATCTGGAATAAGCACGACAGCGTTTCACCGGTGGATGAATGATGAACGGCCTGTTTATGTGGAGTTTCAGAACGACGTAAAAGAGGCAAAGGCTGCGGCAGAGGCGGAACAGGTTGCGAACATCAGGACTATCGCGCTAGATGGCACGTGGACGGCTTCGGCATGGTGGCTTGAGCGCCGCAGGCCCGACCGGTGGGGGAAACGCGAGCCTCGGATTGACGAAGGGGACGCGGGAAAAGCCGAAGAGGTGGAAGCACTCGACAACCTGTCAACAGAAGAACAAGCGACGCTTGCCAGGCTTGGCCAGAAGGCTGCGAAAAGGGGCGGCAATGGATGATAACGCCGAACAGCTGAAGGCGATTGAGCGGCTTACGTCTGCTGTCGAGGAAATGAACTGTTGCATACGTGACCTGACCGAGGCGATAGCAGGCGCTAGCGTAGACTCTTCGTGGAAGATAACGGAGCAGTTTATCACTACCGATGACGAGGAATGCTGTTGGTGGCTAAATCGGCAGGAAGAATAACTTGATAACACACGTGGGGACATTCTCGCCCGCTTCATTCGCTGCTCACGCAACAGGTGGGCAGTTTCTCATTCCGCGCCACATTGCCATGATTGACGAACTGCTCGTCAAGGCATGTCACCCAGCCTCCAATGCCAAGCGCATCAAGATACATTGCCCAGTTCGGCACGGCAAGTCGATGCTATGCAGCAAGGCCCTTCCCGCTTGGTATCTTGGCAGACGCCCGAAGAACGAAGTGATACTTACCACGCACGGCGCGTCTTTCTCCGAGGAGTTCGGCGGTGAAGTTCGGGACATGCTCACCGAGCACGGGATGGAGGTGTTCGGCGTCCAGCCAGAGCGCATGAAGATGGCGCAAGGGATGTGGCGCACGTCTCGTGGCGGCAAGATGCGCAGCACTGGCGTCGGTGGATCAATTACCGGGCGCGGCGCTCATTTGTTGATTATCGATGATCCGATAAAGAATGACCAAGAGGCACTGTCGAAGACGTATCGTGACAAGGTGTGGCGCTGGTTTCAGGCTACCGCACTATCTCGACTCGAACCAGACGCTACAGTGATTGTTATCATGACGCGCTGGCATCCTGACGACCTCGCCGGGCGCATAGATGACCCGGATCATAATCCGGATGCCGATAAATGGACAACGGTCAATTTGCCAGCGTTTGCAGAAGAAAACGACCCGCTGGGGCGCGCTGTCGGAGAGCCGTTGTGGCCGGAGCGGTTCGATGGCGACCGCCTTGAGCGCATGGAGCGCGAGCTAGGAAGGTTCTGGTTCAGCGCGCTATGTCAACAGCGACCGCGCCTTGACGTTGCAGGCGCTGTGTTCACTGAGAATATGATAAATGGCGCAAGGGTGGACAAACTACCGTGCAAGCTACGAGTCGTATGCGTAGGGCTGGACCCGTCCGGCGGACAAACAGGGGCAGACGAGCAGGGTATAGTGGCTGTTGGCCAAGGCGTCGATGGTATTCTCTACGTTCTGCTAGATAACAGCGGATCATACACAGAAAACGGTTGGGCTATAGCAACTGTTGACACCACGAGACAGTTTGAAGCTCGCGATGCGTTTGTTGCCGTTGAGGATAACTTCGGTGGCGATGTGTGGCGGTCAGTTCTCGCGGAGGAAGCGCCGAGCCTTCGCGTCGAAAACTTCAGGGCAAGCGACAACAAAGAGGCAAGAGCGCAACCCATAGCGTCACTGATGAGGCTTGGTAAGATCAAGTTCGTCGGCGTCCACAAAGAGCTAGAGGAAGAAATGACGCAATGGATACCTCGCCGCAGCAAATGGTCGCCGAACAGGATGGACGCTTTCGTATGGGCGACGCATGCACTACACTACGGGCACGGCGACGTGGTGGTTCGTGCGCCGGATGACGACTGGATAACAGGCGCAATCAACAGGGCTATGAGCTGATGATTATAGACGCATGGCATCAAGACTTTGTGCAGAAGGATGCCGTTGACATTTCGGCAATTATCGCCGCATGGAAAACTGGCGACTTGTCCAGAGGAGCGCGTGTTTCATACGCCGACTCGATCGAGCAGGGATACGAAAGCAACGCTGCGGTTAGAGCCTGCATAAACGAAATAGTGCTGAGCGCGTCCGCTGTGCCGCTAATAATGCGTAATTCTCGTGATGAGACACTAGAAAATCACCAGTTGCTAGAGTTGATTAGGTGGCCGTCCGAATACGTGATGTATCGGGACATTGTGCGATGGTTCGTCGTTGACATCATTGCTCATGGCGATGCGTTCTTCCTGCTGAACGGGGCGTTCGCCAACAGGCCGCCGTCTGAGATACAGCGGCTTCGACCTGACAAGATGGAGCCAGTTACCAACAGTCGCGGTCAAGTGACTGCATTTTGGTACGGCGACAAGGGAGATAGTGACCGTCAGAGATTCAGCGCCGACCGTGTTGTATGGGCACGCATGCCGGGCATGACTGATAGTTTGTCGAGTAGTCCAGACATTCGAGCAGCAGCGCTCGACATTGACCTGAACAACGAGTCAAAGCGCTGGAATGTAGACCGCATACGACACTTGCCAACAGCTTCAAGCATACTACACACGGACCAGCATCTGTCACGCGCTCAGATGGAAGACCTGCTTGAACAGATGCGCAAGTCGAACGGAAGGGCTGGCCTGAACAACCCGTGGATACTATCTAACGGGATGACTGTCACTGAGACGCCTGACAGGCCTCGCGACGCCGAATGGGACGATGCGCGCACCGGTTCACGCCGCGATATATGCAGCGTGCTCAACGTGCCGCCTGAAATTATTGGCGACCATGAAAACGCGACGTATAGCAACTATCAGGAAGCACGCAGATCGTTTTACTCAGAATGCGTATTTGGGTGGTTGGATCATATCGTAGCCGTATTTCAGCGTCAGTTTGTGAAGAGATATGGCGAAGACGGGCTCAGGCTTGAATACGACAAGTCGCAGCTCGAAGTTGTTCAGGAAGCCGAGGCGATGCGTTGGTCAAGATATACCGACGCTGTTGCGGCTGGTGTGATGACGGTAAATGAAGCGCGAGAATTGATGGCGCTGCCGCCGGTTGATGGAGGCGACGTATTCTTGCCAAGCGCGAGTCAAATACCTACGTCGGAATACTCTGGTGATGGGATGAAAGGATGAGGAATCCAGCGTCACTTAGAGAGCGCCAGCGTAGACCGTGGTATGGCTCGGCAACGCGCCGAATACGCGCTGTCATGGAGATAGAGCGCTCTGTTGTCGTGAGCGCTATTCGAAACGGGGATACGCCAGCGCTAGAGATACGGTATGACAGATGGGCAGCTGCGCTTGATGCGATATATTACAACGTTGGTATACAGTTCGCCAGTTATGACCATGCGGTGATGACAGGCGTCGAAATTGACACCACAGCGTTTCGAAAACAGGCAGACGATGATAAACGGCGAACAGTTTCACGCTGGGCAAACTTCATTCGAGGTTATTCTGCCGGTGAGATATACCGACGTGCAAGTGGTATAATCGATACAACGCGGAAGAAAATTGTTCAGCTAGTTGAAGACGCTGACGATATTGCGCAAGCGGTTACAGGTGTGAATGATTCGTATGAACGGGATATGGAGTCACGCGCCCCGCAAATAGCGACAATAGTTGCAGCAGCGTCGAACCTCGGAATACTGGCAGCGCGGCATGTGCTGGGCATAACAAACAAAACGTGGATGGCGGTAATGGACGATGTTACCCGCGATACACATAGAGATGCGCACAACCAGACGGTAAGAACTAGCGAGCCGTTTATTGTCGGCGGCTTTGAACTGATGTTTCCCGGCGACACCTCGCGAGGTGCTCCGCTATCTGAAGTCATCAACTGTAGGTGCACCGTAGAATAGGGGCAAAACATGAGCGAAAACAAGGCATATATCGGGAACTATAAGTTCAAAGTCGAAAAGGCTGATGTTCCGGAAAACGAAAATAGGCGTTACGGATATTTCACTGGCTACGCATCCGTATTCGGGAATGTTGATGAATACGGTGACATTGTAGAGCCTGGTGCGTTCAAAAAGAGCTTGTCTGAGTCACGTCCGATCCCCATACTGTGGGGACATAACAAGCAGCAGAGCGTTGGCGTGCAGGTTGACGCAGAGGAAGATGGGCGCGGGTTGCTCGTGAGTGGGAAAATTCCGCTGGAAAGTGATTTGTGTCGATACGCATACTCGCAGATCGAGGTTGGTGCAGTTCGTGGGCTGTCTATCGGCGGCTATGTTATCAAGAGCGACGAAGAACAGATCAACGAAAATGAATGGGTCCGCCACCTCAGAGAACTGAAGCTTTCGGAGTTGTCCTTGACTCCATTCCCTGCAAATGAACAGACGTGGATAACAGAACTAAAACATGCAGTTATTGAACGTGAAAACATGATACGGCATACGGCACTCCAGAACTCGGAGCCGCCAAAACCGGACTATGCGCCGCTATTGCACGCAGCCGGAACAATCTTGGATACAATCAAACAGGAGTTTTGACACAATGAGTGAGCACACTGAGCTTGCAACGAAGCTCGAAGAAATCAACAAGGCTATCCTCGCGTCTCGCGAGCAGAAAGACCGGCTGGACGAGGCGCAGAAGCAGACGCAGGGTGACGTTGCGCTTTTGAAGGAACAGTACGAGAAGTCTCAGAAAGACCTTGAAGCGCTGGCGAAGGAAGCGTCTCATCTGAAGGCCGAGGTGGATAGGGCGCGTGAGGGCGGCAGTAAGAAGGACAGAGACGAAAGAGAAATCGGGCTCTTCATGAAGGCCGTCCGCGAATGGGTGCGGAACCCGCGTGCTTCCGTTGGCGAGCTGAAGTCTGCTGTCCCTGAATACTTCGACATGGTGAAGAAAAGCGCCGGTGAAGAAGTATCGAAGGCTATGGAGGTCGGAGACGGATCCTCCGGCGGTTTGCTCGTCAACCGTGTGTGGTCGCAGCGGGTGATGGAGTATCTGTATGCATGGTCGGACGTGCGTCAGGCAGTAACGGTCGAACCGTTCGATGGTGATGTGATGGACATGGCCAAGGATACCGCAGCTGCTACGTTCTCGTGGCTGGGCGAGTCTGGCACCAAGTCATCGACTAACGATCTGTCCTTCGGAGTCGAGTCGATCAAGATGCATGCTGGCTTGTTCGCCGCTGACGTTACGTGGGCGCTGCTCAAGACCGCTCGTATCGACCTTGAGAGCTACATCCTCAATAAGTGGGGCATGGATTACCCGGCGAAAGAGGGGCGGGCTGTTGTTGAAGGCAGCGGTTCTTATTCGCCGTCTGGTTTCATCAACGACACGAACGTCCAGTCGAACTATACCGCTAGTGGGGCGGCTTCGACTATCGGCACGAGCCCCGATTTTCTCGCGGAGATGATTGCAGCGCTTGCCGAGCGGTCCAACGCTTACTTGCGTAACGCTTCGTGGGGGATGAACGCTACCACGTGGTCCAGCGTCGTCAACCTCAAGACGGGCGACTCGCAGTATTACCATGTGGCGGGCACTCGTGACGGTAACCCGTTCACGCTCAAGGGCCTGCCCGTGCGCATTTGGTCTGACATGCCCGATGAGGGTGCAAACGAATACCCCATCGTGCTGGCTGACTTCAGGCGCGGCTATAAACTTTTGCACGATCCCGACGTGTTTACGCAGGTTGACCAGTATACGCAGAACATGAGCGCACAGACGCGAATCGTTGGTTACTACCGTGTTGGTGGTGGCGTTGTCGATTCGCGTGCGTTCCAGGTTCTCAAGTGCGCGACCAGCTAATTGGAGGATAGTATGAAACGAACGGTCATCATCGCCAGCGCGATTCTTGCCCTTGTGGCGTCTGTCGTGCTGGCAGACCGAGCTGGGGTTGTCTACCGCGCTGCCGGAGGCGCTCTTCTCGGCGTCGGCAACGGCGCTAAGATCGACGTGGAAAGCGGCGGCGAACTGGACATTAATTCAGGAGCCACGCTCGACATCAATACTCCGATGCAGTATGCATACTCAGGGCTGCTTGCGTTTACCGACGCTGGTCCCGAGTCAGTTGCTGTGACGGGGTGCGATGCGACTTGGGTCGGGCTTGCTAACTGTCGCGATAGCACCGCCAACGCGTCCGCGAAGGCGTATGACGGCGGCGTTGCGTTCACAAAATCGGTGGCAGGCGTTGACACGCTGAACTATTTGATAACGAACCCGAACTAAGGAGATACAAATGGCTGCATTGCTGGACCTGTATGATGACGTTGAGGTCTATCAGTTGCTCGACCCCGACGACATCACAGCAACTACGTATTCCGACGCGATTGACTTGAACAAAGCTGAAGGAGCAATGTTCATCATCAACGTCGGAACGGTAACCACTGCTGATTCCAACGACTACTTGACGCCCAAGCTGATGTATGAGGATGTGGCGGCTGGTAGCACGCCCACTGGAAGCAATGGGACGGAAGAGACCGACTACAACGGCACGCTCACCAAGATCGATGCCACAACCGAGGGCGATCAGGTCCAGATCGTATCCATAAAGGATACCAACGACGGACAGAGCGACCCATCGAAAACCCGATATTGGTGGATTGAACTCGCCGAAACCACAGACGGAACCGGCGTCAACATGGTTGTTGGCATTACGGCAATCAAAAAGCCGACTACGCGCCCGTCGTCTGATAGTGACCATATCAGGACTGGCACTACGGTAAGCTGACAACATGTAAGTTGATGGGGGTGCTCCAGGGCGCCCCCACAGCTTGGAGATGTTATGCGATACGTTCTCAAGACAGCACCGACCGCAGAGCCGCTTTTGAAAGCAGCGGTGAAGCCAGCGCTTGGTATTGCTGCCGATAATACAGCGCATGACGATCTGATTGGCAGCCTGTTGGACGCTGCAAGAGAGAGAATCGAGTCGTGGGCCAACGAGTATATGGTTGACCAGCAATGGTATATCTATGTCGAAAAGGATAGGTTGCCAGTCAATGATAAGATCAACCTTCGCATTCGACCGATAACGAGTATTGACGCGATAGACTACTCAGAAGACGATGAAGTAACGTGGACGTCTTCATCAACTGACAACTACCGCCTCATGGAAGGCGATATGGCCGCACCCGTTATTCCTGTTACTGGTGCTTCATGGCCCTATGGCATCATCAGGTTCACGGTAAGCGTTGGATATGGGACGGTATCGGAGGGTGTCGTCTCCGGCGTGCCTGAACGTTATATCACAGCAATGCGGCGATTGGTTGCTCATTGGTTCGAGCAGTCGGCGGGGAGCGTGCCATCGAACAGTGCGGGTGCTGGCGTAGACGTATACGACCTGCCGCCTGATGTTGTGGCGCTTATAAGTGCAGATAGAGATATCCGCATATGCTGAAGATGTCTAACAGATACCGCGATGCGGTTACCGTCAAGACGCCAAGTGATACTCAAGACGCTGGTGGAGGGTTTGCCAGATCGTGGACTACGCTATTTTCTGGTTACGCAAAGATCAAGGTAGATAACAGGTGGGAGGAGATTGTAGCGCTTCAGGACGACGCAGGGAGGCGCTACAAGATCGAAATGGCGTATGATAGTAGGCTGGAAACGCATCGGCTGGCGTTCGTGTGGGGCTCGCGCTGGCTCGTGATGGATGGTTTGCCAACAGTTGACGATCAAAAGCGCAGTATATCGTTTGACGCATGGGAGAGGGAGATAGTTGACTCATGAGCGGACTTACGGTAAGGGTAAGTGGAGCAGATACTATTGCTCGTAAGTTGCGCAGGTTCTGGCCGCCAACGCGGAAGAAGCTGCGGTCGCACATAGCGTCAACGACTCACGAAATGGTCGCTCAGGCGAAGGGTAGGGCAAACAATGCTTCGGTGGCTAGTCAAATATCTGCCAGCTATGCGGATGATGGGTTCACTGGCATAGTTGAGTCAGGGCACCCGGCCTCGGCGTTTCGAGAGTATGGCACGCGCCCGCACATTATTCGACCTGTGCGCAAGAAGATGCTCAAGTTCAACGTGCCGCAACTAAAGGGAACGTCTACGCGTGGCGGAAGTGGTGATAGGGTTACGTTCATTCGACCGAGCAGACGTGGCGGTTATACAATATACACGACTCGTGTTGACCATCCGGGGACACGACCGGTGCCGTTCATGAAACCAGCATTTGATTCTGTCCAGAAGCGGTTTATGTCTGGACTGAAGAGGATACTCGGATGAAGCTCGCAGCATGGCCCGTGCAGGTGGCGCTAAAGAACGCGTTGACGACGGCAGGAGTGACGATAAAGGACGAGGTAACATCTAGCGGGCAGTCCTTCCCATACGCAACATTTGGTGAGGTGTCCGTGACGCACCTCGGCACAAAAACAAACAACGTGCAGTCAGTGCGCGTGAACATAGACTGCTGGGCACAATATAACGGAACGTTGCAGATACACGACCTCGCTGAGGACGTGATAGACGCCATAGATAGCGCGACGTTATCCGTGACCGGCTGGCATCTGGCAGGTGTAGAACTCGCTGTTGAGTGTTACACGGCGGCCCCCGTGCCAGATTATAATCTCAGACGGGGCACTGTTATATTTGACGTTACAGCGACGGAGGTTTGACAATGAGCTCACCGACACTTGGCGTTCAGGCGCTTGTCAAGGCCACATCGGACACTGACATTGATTCGTTTTCAGCTGGCACTGTTCTTGGGAGCCAGACAGACGCGACACTTACGATCAACGGCGCGTCCGTAGACATTACGGCAAAGCTTGAATCAACAGACGATGACTATCTGTGGGAAGAGTATCTTCCTGGGTATCGCTCTTGGGAGGTAGAGTGTAACGCTCTGCATGTACCAGACGATACTGCATATGGTTACTTCGAGGATCAGATATTGAGCGCAACGACACCAGCGGTTGTGGAGGTGCAGCTCGCGGTTCCGTATTCAACGGGAACGCAGACTTACTATGGTATCGGCGTGGTAACGAGCGTTTCAATTACCGCGCCGACGAAGGAAGCCTCAACAGTTAGTATTTCTATTCAGGGCACCGGAGCGCTCGCTGTAGATACTCCTTGATAATAAGGGACAATGAATGACACCACATGAAGCACAGCAGAAGTTCCCGTTTACTGTTGGTGGGAAGACGGTGAATCTACGGTTCCCCATGAGTTCGGCGCGGGTGCTCAGAGATCACTTCGACTGTCCGTTGTTCGATTTGTTCAGAAATGAGCAGCGCTTGAATAGCATGACGGAGGATGATCTACTGGCTATTCTCCACGCAGGACTGTTGCACGAACGCCCTGAACTGACAATTGAGCAGCTTGAGTCAGAGGTCGAGTTCGGCGATATCGTAACAGGTGCTGATACGATCATCAACGCACTTATCAAGAGCTTCCCGGTGGATAACGACGCGGGAAACGCACAGGGGCGGAAGCAGAGCAAGGCGACCAAGAAGACATCTGGGAAGCAATAGCAAAGCTCGGTTTCCGCCTCGGTATGAGCCCTGAGGAGCTATGGAGCTTGACCATGCGTGAGGCTCTATGGGCCGCAGATGGGGAGCGCGATAGATCGGAGGCAGCATACCGCCGGACTGCATGGGCTGTTTCGTATCTATTGAACATACAGTTAGAGGAAAAGCATCGCGTGACGCCTGAACAGCTACTGCGGGGAGCTAGGCAGGAAGAAAAGTCGCCAGAAGAGCGCAAGCGTGAGCATGAAGAGTTAGTCAAACGATTTGGGGCGTCTTATAATGCGTCGTGAAACACTCGAAATCGTCTTAGGCGTAGATGCCAGCCAAGTAGGGGCTAAGCTCGACGCTGCGGCGCGCAAGGTGTCAGCTGTAGGACAGCGAATGACGTCTATTGGTAGGTCGATGACGCAGAATGTCACGCTACCAATAGTTGCTGCTGGCGGAGCACTGCTCGCATCAGCCGACAAGATGAACCAGGGCATGGCAACTATTCGTGCCGGGACCGGTGCCACTGGTGCGGCTCTTGAGGCTCTTGGCGATGACTTCAGGGCCGTATTTCAGGCTACCCCGGCTGGCGTCAACGCCACCGCGCAAGCAATCGCCGACCTCAACACTCGGACCGGTCTTACCGGGCCAGCATTACAGTCTCTAGCAACAGACATGCTAGAGCTTGGGCGTATAACAGGAGAAGATACCGGCGCACTGATTGAGCGCGGAACCCGCGCGTTTGGCGACTGGGCAATATCGTCAGATAACGCACAGGCCGCACTGAACAGGATGTTCGTCACGTCGCAGGCTACAGGCCCGCCTGTTTCTCAGTTGCTCGACATGGTAACACGATATGGTGCACCACTGCGCCAACTTGGGCTATCATTCGAGCAGTCTGCTGCGCTTATGGGTAAGTTCGGCAAGGAGGGCGTAAACACCGAATTGGTTATGGGAGGTTTGCGTCAGGGCATTGCGCGAATGGCCGCTGCTGGAGTTGAAGACATACCGGCAACGTTCCGCGAGTTGTCTGACGCTATCAAGGCCGCTGGAGACGACGCTGAGGCTAACCGTATCGCCATAGAGACATTTGGGGCGCGTGCAGGCCCCGATATGGCCGCTGCTATCCGCGAGGGTCGGTTCGAGATTGCTGAACTGATGGAAATGTTGGACGGCTCTGATGAAACTATCGGCACCGCAGCAGATAGCACGAAAACTTTCGGCGACAGAATGGCAGAACTTGGCGCGAAGGTTATGGTTGCTGCTGAACCTCTTGGGCAAGCATTGCTCACAGCATTCGAAAACCTTCAGCCATATATTGAGCGAGCAATAGCTCGTATCGCTGAAATGGTCGGTTGGTTTGCAAGATTGAGCCCCACCACACAAGGTGTTATCATAGCAATTCTTGGAGCAGCGGCTGCTGCTGGACCACTTCTTGTGGCAATAGGCTCTGTTGTTTCAGCTGTGACAAACCTTGTGCCCGTTATCAAAGGTCTCGGAATAGCGCTCAAGTTTCTCGCCGCAAACCCGATAGGTCTTGCAATAACAGCTATTGCAGCGCTTGTAGCAGTAGGCGTCTATCTCTATAATAACTGGGACGAGATACGCCCGAAGGTTGTCGCAATATGGGAGGCTATAACATCCCGTGCACGTGCAATATGGGACGCTGTTGCCAATTGGTTTGTCGAACTATGGGATTCTATCACGAACGTTTTCATGACAGCATGGGAGTATATCGTAGGTTTTTTACGTGCTGAGTTTGAACTCCTCAAGGGCATTGTTACAGCTGGTATACAGTTCATCACAGGCGACTGGGCTGGCGCATGGGAAACGATAAGCTCCACAGTCCGTTCAGTATTCGGGCCGCTTGTTGACTGGATCGAAGGTAAGATAGATGCTGTTGTGGGATTTTTCGCGGACATGTATGAAGCAGTAGTTGGTGGGTCATATGTTCCCGATATGATGGACGGTATATCTCAAAACTTCTCTCGTCTGAATGATGAGATGGTTGTTCCGACGCAAGAAGCTACCGGCAAAGTGAAACAAGCATTTGAAGATATGGAAAAGAAGTCTTCTTCGTCTGTTGGTAATCTCATTGCCAAAAGCGGGAAGCTGGCTGGAGGGATAGGGGGCGGAGGTGGTGGTGGCATGAAAGCCGCAACAGGAGTATCGGGGCTCATCGGGAAAGCTACCGGCGGTCTTGGCGCGTTCAAAGACATTGCCGGTGGCTTGAGTTCATTTGGTTTAGCTATACCAGGGCTTCAGTTGCCAAGCGCGATACTATCAGGAATAATGAATGCAGACAAGATATGGGGCGGCGCTAAAAAGCTGTGGGGCGGTATCAAGAAGCTCAAGTTTTGGGCAGACGGTGGCATCGTCACCAAACCAACGCTCGGTGTCGCCGGTGAGGCTGGTCCTGAAGCGATCATACCCCTCAAAGACCTGAAGAGCGGGCGCAACACTCAAGTGCAGGTTTATCTCGACCGCGATACGATTATTGACACAGTGATTCGCGGCGCTGGCGACAAGCTGGCAGTTTACGGAGTATAGCATGGCATTGACAGACTTTAGCAGCACGGAACTTCCACGCGAAGGGACGCCTCCAGCCGGTGGGAGCACCGGCATACCGCCTTGTGCATACGATAGCGGAGAGACTGAATGGCAAGCGATTGAATGCGACGATGGGAACCTAATAGTTGCGCCGAAGCTCGGAGAAGGGTCAGCAACTCGCGTGTTGCTCAGTGCTGCCGTAGGGACCGACCCTAACCAAGAGGATACTTCGATAACCGTTGCATCTGGTTACGCGCTGTATATAGATACCTGGTTTGCACAAGCGCCGAACCCGTCAAACTCAAGCGGGACGCACTATTGGCAATGGGAGATAAACGGAGCGGTATGGCCGATTGTGTGGAGTGCTGCATATAACAAAGAGTGTTATGTCATGAACGGGATACCTGTAAACTCTGATACATCTGCGCTTGTCGCCGGAGCAGCTGAGACAGACGTACCTACTCTTGCTGCCGTTGCGCCGAAACTGGTAGCTAATGACTCTTCGCACCTTGTTCTGCGCTATACGAACGACACAGACGCCTCACTGACGACTAATAGATACTACTACATAAGCGGAGTTCTCCGACGTGCCTGAAACACCTGATTTGAGAACGAACCCGAAGGCGTTAGACAATCTGTCCGTTGACGATCACTTTATCGACAAAGACGGGAATAGATGCGTCGTAACGCAAGTAAGTTCCGATGGGTTGATACGATCAGTATCTCATAAACTGGACCCTGAAGAGTGAATCTTTATGTCGGCGGAACTGACATAGCATCGAAGATACGTCCCGGATCGTTGCGTGGCGGTATATCGCTACAGGGGCGCATGCGTCTGTCGTTTGCGACTCGTGCGGCCAGCGTCTCAATAGATATAGGAGACCCTGTCCGCCTGTTTGTTGACAGGGGCAATATCTTCATAGGCTTTGTTGAATCTATACGGTCAAAAGCAGTCGTGCAGGGCCTTACGCGGCTGGAACAGGTTGTTGAATGCGCTGATCTGCACCAGATAACAGACCGAAGACTGGTAAATGAAACGTATACAGGCCAGACGGTAGATCAAGTTATCGCAGACCTCGTTACGACATATCTTGATGACGAGGGCATCTGGTATACCCCCTCCACATATGACCCCATCCTGCCATCGTCTCAGATTGGCGCTATACAGATCACGCCGACGTATCCGCTGGCGAGCGGATCAACAACGCTGGAAGACCTCGAACTCGACTATGTCACTATGCGATCAGTTTTGGACGCCATAGCTGATGAGATCGGGTGTTACTGGAGGATCACGCCAGACCGCCAACTTTTGATCCAAAGCACTTCTGGGACGTCTTCGCCTTGGGACGTTGACGGCACGTATCCAGTGCAGGACGTAGCGCGGCGTCAGGGACGCAAGAACTTCGCGAACAGGGTCTACTACACATACGACAGAATACAAACATTTACATATGAACTTATTGAGCTAGAGTATACTGGCGAAACTCCGCGCTCATGGGACCTGACATACCCCATCAACACACTGTTGGGCGTGACTGCGGTTTACGACACAACGCTTCCATATGAGGAGCGGTACGCTCGCGAAGCAAGCGCCACCGACGGCAGAACTATTGCGCTCAACGTGACTGGCGAAGGCCTCGGGCAGCCGAGCGCCAGCGGCAATGTGAGCATTCAGAGCGACAGCGCCGCAGAAGGCACAAGCAAGACAGTAACTTTTTATGGATATGCAGTCAGTGGCGGCACAGATTACTTCACAAGAACGCTCGCTCTCAATAATGACAGTGAGGTAACAGATGTTCTGGTGGATCCTACGTGGTACTACATCACGGCGGTTGAAATATCGGAATCTCCAACTGGCAACGTAACGGTTACCGCGCCAGATGGTGGAGGCGGAACTACCGTATGCACGTTCGCCGCTAGCACGTCTGATTTGACAGCTGGCGTCAGCGTAAGAGCGTCTGGAAACATGTATACGCGCCTGTTGGTCGAGCCACAGGATACGGACGTAACAGAGCGCGAAGCGGATGTTGCCGGGGCGAATATTACACAGTCTACCGGCGAGGTCGGCATTGTGAGCGACGACGCTGGCGATACTACGCAAAGCGTAACTATATACGGCGTCAAGGATGGAACAACGAGTGGCGTTGACACTGCTAGCGAAACGCTTGATGGGACAACCTATACAACGCTTAGTGTTGCTACATGGGACGTGATATTTGCCGTCGTAATTGATTCTGCTCCGGCTGGGACAGTTACAGTAACATGGGGCGCGACAACAATCGCGACGTTCGCAGATGCTGGAAACATTGGCATATATGATGTAAGCGACACAGATGCAACATCGAAGTATCTATCTATCACACCAGCGGCTGACTATGGCGAGGTATACGTTGGCGTCAAGGGCCTCGATGATGACTCGAACGTGCAGTATGACTTTATCAAACTAACCGACGATAGCACGGTCTACGTAGACGGTTCATGGCCAACTGTTACCGAGCTATACGTTGGCGGTTATTCATCATCTCAAGACATCACCCTTTCGTCAATGCGCTGGAAGGATGAGGCGGTAACTATCGTTGGAACAGACATAGACACAGACGCCGCTCAATCAGAAGTTGTTGTTCTTACAAATGGTCAATCAGCGTATACAGACAGTCCATACAGAACCATCACCAATGTCTATCAAGGCGCGCTGGCGACGAACCAAAAAGTGAACGTAATAGCCCCGCACGAGCTGGTGTATCGCACGGGTGATAATCGAATATGGCTTGGTGAATATACTGACAACCTCGATCCGACAGCGTCTACTTATCAGCAGGGCTACAGGATACAGTATACGTGGCTTGATGAAACTACATCATATAGAGATGTGAGTGGAGCGGCATACGAAACCATTGCCGATATGCAGGCGCTGGAAGACCCTGACAGCGACGGTATAGCCAGTGGGAGGTATGAGTCACGCATCACGTTTGACGAGTCGCTGACGGCAACTGAAGCGCTGGCAAAAGCAACGCCTATAGCGAACCGTTACGGTGTGTTTACTGACGAGATAACGTTCCGTTGCTGGCGCGCTGGTCTTGTCCCCGGTCAACAGATAGCAATTACCGACGCTGCACTAGGGTTGTCCGCAGACAACTATCTCATAACGAGTGTTGAGTTTGTGGACATGATAAATCCGGCAAACGGGGAACTGCAATATAGCGTCACTTGCGCCACTGGACCAGCTGTTGGCGAGTGGCTCAATACGTGGAGGTCATCATGAGTGTTATTTTCGGCGCTGACGTGCTTGTAAGCGTCGGGGGCACGGTTGTAGGCAGCCAAACAGGCTGCGAAATTTCAATGGACGAAGCAACCGCAGACTCGACAGTCAAAAGTTCTACCAGGTGGGAAACATATCTGCCAGAGTATCGCACGTGGACGGTTACTGCCGATCACCTGTTGGTGGCAGACGACACCGGGCAAGCTGCGCTTGAGACCGCTGCGCGTGAACGCAACAGCGTATCGGTAATTATCGCTGCCAACATATCAGACGCCGCATGGCAGGGGACCGGATATGTCACGTCACTAAGCATGGAGGCTCCGATCAAAGGAATTACTTCCATGTCAGTTGAGATACAGGGAACTGGTTTGTGGCGCACTTATTTGACAAATTACGCTGAAATTGTGAGCGGTGATGAACTTACATTGCCGACAGGAACGCTTTTCGACAGCAGCACAACATTTACCGTTGAAATGTGGGCATATTGGGGAACAAGAACTGGCCTAAACTACGCCGGTGCTTTGTATATCGGTGGGACAAAACTTTCGCAAACAACTATAAGTATTATTGGCGCTATAACAGGAAAAGTCGAGTTCTACGACAATAACGGTCTCATTGCAAATGTTGATAGCGGTGTAGATGACGACGAGTGGCACCACTATGCGGTTACCGTAGACCCAGACGCTGGAGCAAATAGCACTGGACAATTAAAGTTTTATGTTGACGGTGCGCTTGCCGGATCATCCGACAATGGCGCTGGCGAAACGTTCGGGTTTGCTGGTGACGACATAACGATTGGCAGTAGTCCAGTTACTTCGCGGATCACAATGGTTCGCCTTTGGTCAGACGTTCGGACGCTTTCTGAAATATCAGACAACAAAGACACTGCCTTGCTCGACTCTCCAACGGGGCTTATTGCGCAGTGGCTTACAACAGAGAACCTTGCAAGAGCAGTGGATGGCGAAGGCTTTGACTATACAATACCTGATGGTGTAGACGGAACCACCTATGACGCTACGTCGGCATACGATGCCGCACAACCGGCGTTTGGCACGGCTGCAATACCGCCAAGCGAGGAGAACTAAATGAGCGAACAGTATACTCGATACTACATTTACGAACAGTCTGACGATGACGCTGTTCGTGCCGCGTGGTCGCAGGATTGCGCCATAGGCCCGCACGTCTCCTGCTACGTTGATGGCGTGGCGAGCTACCTGTTTTCACCTCGGCAGAGCGCCGCCGCGCATGCTGCTGGAGAGGCGGAAACTTCTGAGTGGGTCACGGTCTATGATAGCATATCAGATATACCAAACTTCTCATTTGACGAACCGGAGGAATAGATGAAAACTGTTCTCAAACTTACTGTTCCTATCGTTCTGTTGTTCGCCGCAATAGCTATCGCTAACAACGCATATCTTAGCGTTGCTTCGACGGTTGTGCAGGACTGCGCAACGCTCGCAGCTGATGGTTGCTCAAACGATACGCTCGCAGTGCGGACGGGCGCTCGACAGGCAAGACCTAGCAACATACGAGGTGGCCCGGAACAAGTAGTGATCGCGTTCAGGTGCTCGACATTTGCCGACGTGAAGCCAAATGAGCAGGTTTGGGTAACTGTCTATTCCATGATTGACGGTTACCAGTTCCACATGGACAATGATAGCGCTAACATCGTCCCGTATGAGAATGCATGTGATGGTTGGGCGTCTGGCACTATGCTCATTTCAACGATTGCTGAAACGTTGATTATAAACGCCCACAATGGCAGTTCTGACAGCATGCGGTATTCCGTAAGAGCTAGTCCGCGATCAGTTTACACGACAGACGAAGCCGCGAGAGTCCACTTGATGGATATTGGCGACTGATGGAGGATAACGTTGAACAGTGAGTGGAAGATACGCGCTATTATAGCAGTTGCTTCTGTTATCCTTTCGGCGCTTGGGACGTGGTTGATCTCTGACCACACAAGAATCGGTCAAACAGAGACTGACGTCGCTGTAAGCGCGCAGAAGTATGAGTCATTGTGCAATCAGATAGAAAGCCTTACCGAGGCCGTTGATCGCCTTGACCGACGGCTGAACGGAAACGGCGGATCACCAGGTATGGTGTCGAGCATAGCCATGCTGTCGATACGTGTTGACCAGCTGCAAACGTCTGTCGCACGGCTGAACGATTCAGTCGATGAGTTACGCGCAAGGCCCGAATAATGAAAGTGTTGCTATTCGCCGGACATTCGATGATGAACGGCGGTAAACAGATTGACGGCACGAAGATCAGCGAGCATATCGTTACGAGCCGTATCGCATACACAGTTGACAGGTTGTGTCATCCGTTCGTCAGTTATATGCCAACGCCACGGGGCTTGATAACTCCAAGTGAATATCTCGATTGGCGGATAGGCCTTGCCAACTCGAAGCATTACGACGGCGTTGTTGACCTGCACTATAATTCAATAACAGATGAAGACGTGTCGAGTGTAATATCGTTCTACTCGTCAAACAGCAAAGGCGGAAGCATACTCGCGGCGTGCCTCGGGAACAGCGTGTATGAGGCTGTCAGGCCGCTGGTGCCCATGAGGCCTCCTATCGTCACTGACGATGTGGGGAGATATTCACAGCACAGCAGGCTGGCGTTTCTGGCCAAAACGAGACCGTGGGCGTGCGTGCTGGAGCTCGGATTTTTCACGCATCCTTGGACTGCAAACTTGGTAAAACAATACATTAGTTGTAAGACTGTTGATGGAGCAGACTATGGCGCACACGTTGTGTTCGGCATAGCCGACGGTTTGTTGGATTTCCTCAGGATACTAAGCTCTGGAGAGCACGATGAGTTGGTTTAGTGACTTGTTCGGCGACGGTGGAGTAACTGGATTCGTCGGTCAAATAACTGGCATCGTGGACGACCTGCACACGTCTGACGAAGAGCGAGGTCAGCTTGACGCGGTAAAAATGCGCCTCGCGAACGAAACGTACAAGATGTTTTCCGATGCTGAATCTCGCGCCATGGAGTTCGCCGACTCGGTAAATGACAGAGCGCTGGAATACGAGAAGTTGGCTCAGGGGTCCGGCGACAAGTATACCGGTCGTGCGCGCCCTACGATGTTGTATGTATGCGCTGTTATTTATGCAACAAACTACGGTATAATACCGATACTTCATTCGTTCGGGCTTATCGCTATTGAACCAGTTGGCGTGCCCGATGCCGTGCACTGGCTTGTTGGCGGCCTGTATGGTATTTATACCGGCGCGAGGACAGCGGAGAAGATCAGAGGGCTCGCGGGCGTTGGCGGCATGGTGGAGCAGGTAACCGGCACTGCCCGAAGCGTGCTCGGTGGTGACAACCGATAAATGAAGTGCCCCGCGCCAATGTAGCCCGGGGCACTTCTCTTGCCTTTGCTAATCGGAGTGCCGCATTGCGATGCCGTTGCATCGTGTCGCACTGCGATACTATACTATGCCGTTGCAGATCATCGCGGATTCTTTACCTGGCCGTTGCCGATCTATGCGCCGCCTTACCTGGCCGTTGCGTTGCGTTGCGATGCCTTGCCGTTGCAGATCATAGCGGGCGCGATGCCTTGCCGTTGCCGCTCTGGGCACCACCTTGCCAGTCCGTTGCCTCGCGTGTCAGTTCGCATCGTGTCAATACTGTGCCGTTGCTTTGCGTCTCGTTGCCGACAATGCCCCGATGAGCCACGCCGTTGCTCCGCTTTACGACGCACCGCCGTCGCTTCATAGAGCCGCACGCCTCGATGCCGTTGCTTTGCGTTACGACGCATTGCCTTTGCTCAATCGACGCTTAGCACCGCGCCTCCCTGCCACGCCGTCGCGTTTCTTCTCTTGGCAACAACGCGTCAATCATCCCGTTACCTTGCGTGTGGTGACGGACAGTTCGTCACACCGTGCGGTTGGTATGTTGTCATTCATGCTTTGCTCCCTTCGTCAAGCATGGGGACCTGTTCGTCCATTCGAGCAAGTTCCATAATTGACTGCCAGTCTTCCGGCATGTCAACCTCCTGAAACTTTTCCAGCTTGAACCTGCCCTTACCGCTGCTTCGCCATTGCCCCAGCCCAGAAAATATACCGAACTTGAGCAGGCTTTTGACTGTCAGTAAATCAAGCTCCTTGGGCAACTCCATGTTGACACAGACCCAGAACGCGAGGTGGCGGCCCCTGTCTATGTGGTGACTGGTGGCTATGCTGGTGCGCTTGCCCTGCGGCGTGTTGGCATTCAGCGAGCGCGAGGTTATACCATCCGGAAACTCCACGGAGTCCAGCTCGTCGTCCAGAAAATGAATCTTGTCGGGGTGAATGTAGACGTTTTTCTCTATCTTCGACGATAGTGCCCGCACCTTCGCCTGATTTTTCGTTTCGTTGCCTTTGCCCTTGAGATAGCCCTTGATCTGATACGACGGAAGATACGGATGCAAAAACTGTTCGTTTTCGCCCTGTCCGCCTTCGCACAGAAACGTTGTCCAGCCGCGTTCTTCCGGGCTTTCCCCCTCGGGGAGGTCCTGCGCTTGTGCCTCGGCAACGTCTGGGTCAGGTGCTTTTGCGCCAATATACTTGCGGTAGACGTCTTCGTTCGCCTGTGCCGTGCCGAGGATGGGCGCGATGAATCGAATGCGGGCGTACGCCCACTGTTGGTGGAGTGTAAACTCAGGCATTTTCGTTCTCCTTGTGGTGAAATGGGGCCTTGCGGCCCCATGACTGTTTACGCTTCGTAAAGCTGCAAAACGTCAACGAGCGACAGCAGGTCCTCTGCGGAAAGTTCGTCCACCGATCCTCCGCACTCCTGCGTCGCGACGCTGTCAAGTGTGTCGTCGTCCATCCCGAGGGCCTCCGCCTTGGCCTTGCACCATGCGACGAGCCCTTTCTTGTCTGTTGGTATGTTCTCCGGCGGCGTTTCTTCCTGGTCGTCATTGTCCGGCGGGCTCATGCCGCGAACCCTGTCGAGCAGGTCTTCCAGGTGCTCCGCGTCCAGCTCTTCGCCCTCCGGCAAATCATACGTCTCGCGTATGTAGTTTGTTATGTCCTTCGCGTTCCACCCGATGCGCTTCATCTCATACTTGATGTTCGAGCGCAGGTTTTCCGTCTCTCGGTCTTCTGCGCTGATTGTTTGTGCGTCGGGAATGGACGAGACCTCGTTCTCGTCAAGCATGCCAAGACCAGCGATTGACAACGTAACCCGACGTTTCGCCTTGGTTTCCGCCTTCATCAACGCGTTGGCAAGTTTCTCTCCTCTGAGTCCATCGAGAGGCACGGCCCCTGTTGACTCGTCTGTTCTGCCGGTTGCGTCCGTTGCACGGGCTGTTACTACATACAGGTCCTCGGACATCATCTCACGGCTTGTTATCGTGAGGCTGATCTTGTTTACCCGTCGCAACTGTTCCGCCGCTGCACGCATGGCGTAGAGCTGCAACTTCCCGTTCAGTCGCAAATACTGGAACGGCTGAGTGAGCGGATCGATACCAAGCAAGTCGCAAACAGAGTTGTAGTATTCAACCTGCTCGTCATTCGTCAAACCGGAAAGATCGCCATCGCGAATGATCTTTTCCTGCACGACTTCGTTGATCGTTCGTTTGTCGCGTGTCACGTCTGTTCTCCTTGTGTGTTGGCCCCGCCAGTGCGACGGGGCCGATGTGGTGGTCAGGCGTCGGTGCCTACTGCCGAATCATAGGGATAGACGTCGCCCACCAGCTCGCTCTCGATGGCGGAGTACCGCCGATAGGCGTTGATGCCGTAGTCGGTATACTCGGGACGATGCAACCACTCATAGCTGCCGTCGGCGGTGCGCCGGATTGCTGCCACCACGTAGTTGCCGTATACCGTCATGTACGTGCCGACATATTGGCCGTCGTCGGTGTGATACGTGTGCGTGTGATGCATCTGCCCGATTGGCGCAGCGCCGTCAACAACCATGGCGATGAAGACATCGATGGGGCGGCAGCTATCGAGGTGCCTAACCGGCGCCCTCGCACCACATGCCAGCAGCGTTATGCACTCCTGCAGCTCCCACAGTGCCTCGGTCTCATCGTGCCACGTTGCGTCCGTGCTCATGTTGTCCTCCTGTGCGTGTGTGTGTCGCGTTGACATTATGAGGATAACGCCGTCACCGTTGTCCGTCAAGTGGCGCTGTCGAGAAAAGATCGCGAAGATTTCTCACTGGCGCTTCTTGACAATCACCGGCGACGTAGTTATACTATATTGTGTAAGCGATGACGGACACAGCACAACGGAGGACAGGACAATGACTACGCATCCGACTACCGCACGGCGCCAGATCAACGACAACGACCTCGCGAAGATCATCGCAGACCACGAGCTCTGGCAGGCCAGGCGCGGCAAGGCTGGTGCTCGGGCCGACCTGCGCGATACCGACCTGCGCGATACCGACCTGCGCGACGCTAACCTGCGCGACGCTAACCTGCGAGGCGCTGACCTGCGCGGCGTGTGCCTGCGCGACGTGTGCCTGCGCGACGCGGACCTGAACGACGCTAACCTGCGAGGCGCGGACCTGCGAGGCGCTGACCTGCGCTACGCCAACCTGCGAGGCGCTAACCTGCGAGGCGCGGACCTGCG